GGCGAACTGCGGACGCAGCGTCTTGTAGCCGTAGAGGCATTCTATCCTGCACGGGAACATGTCATTGTTGATGTCATAATCCCGGACAAGGCGGAGCGAGATGCCGTCCATGACTTCGCGGCGCGCCATGTCCACGCCCTGCGGCATCACAAGGTCCGCAGTCACGAAGGTGAATGCGTCCTGCTGATACAACAGCGACGTGGTGTAGGCGGTCGAAGCCGTGCCACCGACCGCGACAGCCTTGCTGGCACCCGCCGACACGATGGTCACATTCTGGGTAGCACCCGAGGTCACCGGAGTCGGCGAAACGGTGATGTTGCCATTGCCGCCGGAATAAGCCGCAGTCACGACGAATTGCTGCAAGACGCCGGTCGAGGTCTTGGTTTCGGGGTGAACCGAATAGACGCCATCAATGGTAATGACATCGCCCGCCACCAGAGTGCCGGAACCGCCGGTAACGGCAACGGTAGCCGAACCGGAGGTAATGCCGGTCGAGGTGTTGACCACATAGGAGCCGTTTTCGCCGCCGGTCGTGAAGTTCGGCCAGAGCGTGTTTTCCATGAAGTCGAAGCCAGCGGCCCGTCCCATGTAGCCTTCCTTGTACTGCTTGGAGAGCTGCGCCTGGTCGTTGAACAGCGTCTTCGTGTCAGCCACAAGGTCCGCCATGTCCTGCGGGGTCATGTTGGCCGTGCGGTTGTTCAGCGGGGCAAGGCCGCGCTGCATGAGCACGCGCCCGGCCAGAACGTCCGCGTAGGTGATTCCGCTGCCGTAGACCGAATTGTAAACGTCCTTGAACATGGTCATGGCATCGGCTTCGATGGCCGCAGCCAGCGTTGCCATTGCAGGCTCAAGAATGCGGTCGCTGAAGTCATCCAGGCTCAAGGTAAGCTCCGCGCTTGAAAAGGTCGTGTGAACGCCCTTCTGCGTGGCAACCGTGAGGGTCTGGCTGCTTTCGACCGTATCCTGCACATCCAGCGTCTTGCCGGTCGTGACGGTGTACTGGTTCGGCATACGAATCTTGAGGCTATCGCCGATCTTCGCGCCGGACTTGGCAAAGCTGTCATCGTACTGACGATTGATCGTCGAGATGAAGTTCAGCTTCTGGTGCAGGATGGCAAGCGCCGCCCGCGTGATTTTGACATCAGTCAGAATGTTAGAGGCCATGGGAAAAAATCCATCTAAGGGAATGCCGACGCCTCCCGGCGTGGGCTATTCGAGGGTTAGCGTTTTGCCCGTCGCTCGTTGAATCGCTTGGCCCATTCATCGACGCTCAACCTGTCATCCAAGCCACGCGGGGGCGCATTGCCCGTTGTGACCTTGGCGGCAGGCTTGACCGATTGCTGAACTTCCACTTTGCGTGCGACTTGCTGTTTCTTCGACGCCTGCCGGAACTGGTAGGCATCGTGCAGCACCTGGATCATCCGGTGATCGACGATCCCGGGGCCGATTTTGCGGCCCGTGTTCCTGTCAAACCCGGTCAACTCCTCGTAGGAGAATCCGTAGGACTGCATGGCGTGGTTCTGGAGAGCCTGAGCCTTTTCCTGTCCCCAACCGGGAATTTTCGCCGCAAGCTCGCGCTGGCCCTGTTCGATCAGCCTGGCAGTTTCCTGCTGCTGGACGAATGTACGTTGCTGCGATGCCTGCTGGTATTGCGCGATGGCATTCAAGCGGGCGTCTTTCACCTGCTGGAACTGCCGCCATGCGCGTTGGGCTGCCATTGGGTCGGTTTCTTCCCAAGTGTCCCAATCAATCGTGTTGAAGTCCGCAATCTGCGCGTCGATGGCACTGATTGCCGCCGCTGACTGAATTTCAGCCTGCGTCACCTGCTGGACCTGCGCCAGAGTAGCTTCGACCTGTCGCCGGGTGTCCGCCAGTTCCTGCGTCTTGCGGGTGTAATCCACTTGCATCAAGATTTCGTCTTTGAGTGCAGCGGGGACTTTGTAAGCCTTGCCGTCCTTGACGATCTCGGCAAAGTCCTCTTCCGGTTCCGGATCGGCTTCCTCGATAGGATTGCCGTCCTCGTCCAGTTCGGGTTCTTTTGCCTCGGTTTCCGTGTCCTCGACTTCGGGCAGGGCCTCGACTTCCGGGGCCTCCTGGGCCTCCAGATTGGTCTCGTCGTCCATTATGGGTCTTTCTGTGAGAAAGCCGACGCCTCACGGCGTGGGCGGTTAGGCCAGTCCCATCGGGTTGCTGGCAGGGGGTTCCCCTTGCGGGGCCGTCATGGCTTGGGGTTGCTGCGCGCTCATCAGCGCCGACAGTTCCTTTACCTTGACTTCGTGGGCCTTCGTCGCGGCCTCTTGTTCCTTGATGTCCAGTTCGCGCACCTTGAGCGCCCATTGCTGCTTAAGCGCCTCGTTTTCAGCCATCAGTTCCTGTAGTGCCTGCTGCATCTGGCCCATCTGCTGCTGCACCTGTTCCGGCGGCACGCCCTGCTGCGGCGCAGACATGCTTTCCAGCTTGTCCGCCGCTTCGTCGGCTCCGGGCCAATCGGAGTTGCGCAGATACATCGGGCCAAGGACCGGCGCGGCTGCGGGAAAGGCGCGAATGACCTCGACCAGTTCCGCCCGCGTTTCCTCCCTCTGCGTGCCGAACGAAGGTCCAGCCTTGACAACAAGGTCATACTTGCCCGCCGTCAAATCATAGATGCGCTGAATTTCCTGCGCCTGTTCCATGCCGGGGGGCATCTGCGACGCACCCGGCTCAACCTGGACATTCTGCGGCTCCATGTCCTCGCCCAGAATGCGAATAACGCGGGCAGTGCTGTAAACCTTCGGGATCAGGTCCAGCAGGATGCGCCCCGCCTGCCGGATCGAACGCGAGAGGTTATCAATGAAATGGTAAGTGGCAACATCGCCCTGCCGCTGGCGCTGCCGGATCGCGACGCCGCTGGTTTCATTCGACCGCTGGCCCAATGAGGCATCATAGATGCCCATGATGGCCTTCATGTCATCAATCGCCGCAATGGCCTGTTGCAGTTCGCCCGCCGAAGGCCCGGCAAAAGGCTGGCGCTGTGGCGGTATCTGCCCCTTGTAGCTTATGAAGGCGTGGCTGGCATCATTGGCGGTTGACCACTTCTCGACATCGCCATCGAACGCGCCCTCAGGGCCGATAAACGGAACCTTGGGAGCAAGGGCGATGGTTTCCGCCGCCATCGATCGCCAGTAGTTATGCTCGCGCTGTGCGTCCTTGGCGTCCCGAATAAGGCTTTTGTAGGTGCGCTTGCCGTCGCAAACCACTTCGTCGCCATATACCGGGACAATCGGAATATACTTGCCAGGCCATTCGACCGTTTCCAGCACTTCCGCACCTGACAGGACGTATTGAACAACCTTCTTGCTCTTGACCGTGCGCGGCTCGCCCACCGGCTCGATACCCAGCCCGGCAAACAGTTCCGCCGATTGCTTGTATTCGTCCAGTGAGACGACTGTGCCATTCGACAGCGCGATAATCTGGCTTTCCACGTCCTCCCGGTGCCAGTATTCCGCCACCATGACATGCTCGGTATCGTGCCACGGCGCATCAAGCTTGGTATAGCCCAGGTCATCCCAATCCACCGCGTCCTTGCCCTTGTACTTCGCGGCGAAGTCATCCTTGGTCAGGACGGTAGAGACAAAGCAGCAATTCCAATCGCTGCCATCGACACTATCGCTGTCGGGATCGGGAAAAACCGTCAAGGGATCAGCAATGCGCTCGATTACCAAGTCCTGGTCGAACGTGTCATCGCTGGTATAGGCCGTGTTGATCCGGAAATAGCCAAACCCGCCCGAAATGGCCGCATCCGCCGCCGTGTCGTAAGCCACATCCGCATCGCTCGACACTTCGATATTTCGGATAAGGCCCGACATGATCTTTGCGGTTTCCACGTCCGCATTGCTGTCAGCGGGAACAACCGTAATCGCAGGCCGGTTCTGGCGCGCCTCGTTGACAACCTGCCGGATGAACGCCTGCAAGCGGGGGATGACAAGGCAGGGGCGTCCGTCTTCCTCGCGCTGCCGCTTGATCTCATCCGGCCATTGCTCGTTAAGCCGGGCAAAGCGCACGTCATCGCGCCATGCGTCGTGATTGTCAGAGGCCGTATCGGAGGCGCGTTTGTACTTCTCCCGGACTTCGGCCAGGAAGTCTTCGTCGCCGTCTTCGTCGGTCATCGCTGTTCAGTCGTCCCCGCGCCATTGGATCGCAAAAGCCACCAGTCGCGCTCTGTCATCGGCTTGGGCAGTGTGGTTGTGGTCATCTCATCCACCCTCCTTGCCTGTAGTGACGATGCACCGGCTTCACCGCAGCGCGCGGCTCTTCGTAATCGCAGCACATAAGCCCGAACGCATCGGCCCCATGCGATGCCCAATCGTGTTCAGGCCCAAGACCGATATTGCGGTTATCGTCGCGCTTTTCGTGATACCAGCCCAAGGCAGCCAATCCGCCTTCACACTTGGCACCATCGAACCATATCGACGGAAACAGCTTTCTTGCCGCCTCGATGCGCTTGATCGCAGCGCCGCGCCCTTGGTTGGGGATCGTGCGAACCCGGAAACCCGCTGCCCTGATATGATCCTCGAACCGCGTGGCTGTGACCGCATCCGCCTTCGCGCCGTCATGCGGCAAGATACACTCAGCCGTTTCATACCCATTGGCTCGCAGCCAATTCAGGTGCGTTGCCAAGTCCTGCCCAACCGCCTCGTAGTAATCCAGCACATGAACTTTGTGGCCGTGGAACTGCACGATCCAGATGGCCGTCGCGTCCCTTACGCCGATGTCCCAATAGGCCCTGAGCCCCAGCGTGGGGTTGACCGGCAGTTCGGTTAAGCGCCCTTCCTGCCGTGCTGCTGCCAGATGCCGGGCGAAGTAGGCTCCGCTCGACACAGTGACGTAATCGCCTTCCCAGATGTGCTGATACTGGTCTGGCTGCTGCCTCAGGCAGTCTTGCCGCTCCTGCTCCAGCTCTGCCGGAAACCAAGGATTGTCGTTCCAGTTGGCCCGGACAACCAGAGCGTTGGTTGGCAGTTCATCGCCGCGCAACATCTGGTCAACCGCATCGGTCGCCCGGCGAGGATTCCAGCTAAACCACAGTTCCGAACCGGGCGCGCGGATCGTCGGGCGCAACAGGTTCAAGCTGCGGTCAGATACCGTCTGCGCTTCCTCGACCCATGCGACATCAAAGCCTTCGTAAGACTTGATACTCTCGCTTGTGTGATCCTGCAAACCAGCGAAGACGATAAGCCCGCCGCCGGGTGTCTTGATCTGGGCTTCCTGAACGTCAAACATGTGGCCAAGGTTGTTTGCCTCGATCTTGCTTTCGATCAGGCGCTTGGCCGATTCCTTCAGCGACTTCTGGACCTCGCGGCAGCACAGTCCGCGAAAGCCCGGCTTGCGGATGGCCGTTGCCACCATCAGGTCAGCGAAGAACTGGCTCTTTCCGCTTCCGCGTCCGCCGTATGCCCCCTTGTAGCGGGCCGGGTCTAGCAGCGGGTCAAAGACCGGCGCGTAATCAACCTGCACGCCGCCAGACGACTTCGTGAACGTGTTGACCGTCTTCCCCGTTTCCGCTCAACTGCACCGCGCTAAGGTCGGGCACGGACTTGCCTAGCAGGATTTTTGCCGATGCCACTTGCGCGGGCGTCAGTTCGATTTTGCCAAACACATGATCTGTAAGGCGATTTACCAACTGACTGGCTTGAATCTTTGCACGAATTTCGTCTGTGTGAAATGGGCGCAGCTTACGGGCTGCCATTGTCTCGACTCCTTGCGGTTGGTCGAATGAAAGTTACCAGTCGCCCCGGCCGAGCCAGTCAAAGGCGGTCAGCACAAGGTAGGCCACAGTGGCCCCGGCTATGGCGGCACCGATAAGAGCAACTACGCCCACCACAGCGGCAAAAGCGTAAAGGCTCATGTGCGCCTCCTGAATTTCGCCAGCGCCGCACGTATCCACGCTTGCCGGGAGAGGGCGGCTGCGTTGCTGTTCGGGATCGGGGCGCTGGCAGGCATGAGAGGACATGCCTGATACGAAAAAGCCCGCAACCGTTTCCGGCGCGGGCGCAACTCAAACCATTAACCGAATAGACGCACAGTCCCGTCTAGTTGTCAATAGCCGCCGCCAAACGCTCCCCCGCCATGCGAATGTCGGCGAGAGCGATCTTCATTGCCTGCCGGCGCGGCTCGATCCATGTAACCGTGCCCTTGGCTGTGGCGCGGCGGCGCTCGATTGTGCCGGATCGCATGGCCCATTGCGCAACGGTCATGTCGTCAACCGCTATGGCGCGGGCGATGTGGAGCAACTGGCCCAGCTCGCGCTCCAGCCAGTGCAATTCGCTTTCCCAGTCGCCGCCAAGGCGCATCATGGCCATGCCGGGGGGCAGCCCAAGCGAACCGCCCCCGCCTCCATGCAATGCCGCGTCAAGGCTGTCCCGGCGCGGGCTGGCGTCCACTGCGGTCGCAAGGTCACGATACCGGGCGAGCGCGGCGAACTGGCGCAGGGAGATCTTACCCTTGGCGTGCATGTCGTCGATCACGGCAATGCGGCGATAGGCGCGGGCGCGCTTGCCATCGGCGATCTGCCATGTTTCGGCAAACGCCGGTGCCTGTTCCGGCGTGGGGGTGAGGCCATCGAACGGGTTAGCGCGCTTTGCTTTGCGCCTGACCTTGGTCATTCGGCTGATTCCCCTTTGTTCTGCGGCGGTTGATAAACTGACTAAGGGCGAGTGCGGCTGCTCATGCGGCCCC